CGCAATTTCAAAAGTCCCTACGAGGCAAAATAATCCAAAAAAACTTTTCAAAACGCGTGGGGGGCGTGGGGGCGTGGGGAACGACGACGAGGTTTAGCGACGATGGAAAGGCGGGAGATTGTGGAGACCCTTGATGTATTGTTTCAGCAAGATTTGATGTAGTAGGTTTTCTCTCTCTATCTCACTTGGAGTTAATGGAGTATGTTTATTCACTCTCTTGGTTGGTCTATACACTGGGTATGCTAAATGTCCTATATCCTTCCATTCTTCCTCAAACCATCGTTTCAGGTTCTTGGGCTTCTTATCGTCCTTATATTTCCCCCCCATCTCCTTATAGGTTTTCACAATGAACCCTGATTTGTAAGCAGATGGCTTCTTATAAATCGTGTCCGCATAGTCTTTCACTTTTTGATACAACACCGCATCTATAGGCACAGGCATACTATATGGCTATATTATTTAACGAAGGAGAGACGCGAGTTTCCCCTTGGCGTGGTGCTTGTGTAGCCCGTGTGCTAATCCGTGGTGTGTTCCCGCACTCATACTACCTCCACTCTCACTTCCGCCGTGTCTGTGGGGGTGATGCTTTCTCATCATCTTTCTCACACCAGTAAGATGTCTGTTAAGGAGTTTTCCGCCCACCATTCGTTCGTATTCCACTTTGGAAATGGGGTCAGTGGCTTCCTTCTCGTTGGTGTGTAAGACCATCTCCTTGGTGAGAATACCCGTGTATAAATTACTGATGCCTTGTTGAGTAGTCATAATTCCAGAATTTACGGTGATACAAACAATTTCAGGGGCAACTTGGAAATCGTATTGATTACCCATTTGGAGTATAAATTGAAGATTATAGTTGCCGAGAGAACCCGCAGACAGGTAATTAGGCAACCCAAAATCAAGCGTCGGGGAAAGCACGAGCATTGAGCCAATGGTAGGGACGAGTTTTCCCGCTCCCGTGACTGGGTCATTCACATTCGCAAAACCTGAAAATTCATTCCAAGTAGATTGAACGCCGTTCTTCATACTTATTTTCCACAAGTCCTGTGTCGTGGCTGAGGCCAAAATGCCCGATTGGTTGTTGAAATTTACAGTAATGTTTGTAATCGGGAAGAAAGATGTCGCATAGGCATAGTTCTGCTTGGCGATAGGAACACGACCATAGATGATAATAAGGTCAGGAACTTGGTTAAATTGGATAGTGGTAGAGTTGAAAGTAGTGATGTTAGGAAGAGTGAGGGATGTAGTCAATTTTCTATTCCAAGATGGGATAGGGTTCTGGAAAGTAGATAGATAACGAGGGAAATCCATAAACGGGACAACATTCTTCGTATTCACGACATCACTTGGCTGGAGAGAGAGATAAGTGAATAGGAGACGAGTATTTAACCAACACTGGGGTTCAGGATTAGTTCCAAGTGTTGTTCCCAAGCGAATACTGGTAATGAAAGGATACAATTGACTGACCTGAGGATAAGTGTTTTGTAAATCGGGAGGGGAAGCCATATTCGCCGAACTCCAAAGTCTCTTACACTGACTATCCAAGTTGAATACAAAGGACATATTGTTAATACCCAAAAGACCCTGTTGGTTGTATTCAGGGTCTCCAAAAATGAACGGGGACAACCCAATAAGAGGCTCGGTAAATCGGGCAGATACTTGGACGACCCAAGTTTCTACTACATCCACACCATCTACTTTTCCACCTAAACTTACTAAAGAATTGGCTTCTGGGCCAACAAGAGGTCTTCCATTCACATAGTGGAACACTTGGAGTTGAATATCTCCCCAAGCACCACGAGGGGAAAAGTCCTCATCGTAAGATTGGTTGTTATAACCAGCCATTGGGTTGCTGTTCGCACTCAAAGGAACAACGGCATCCCAGTATTCACCCCACGCTTGGTCGGGAAGAGAAGGAGTGTATCCGTTGTATTTAAACAACTGGCGACAATCGTTCATTCGCAACAATGCGGGGAGAACATCTTGGGTATTGACGCTCACATTGGTGTTGTTAATCGTCACGCTGGAAGTGGTGAAAAGAGAGTTGATGGGGAAGTTCTGGAAACTATCAAAGTATCCATAGTTTAATGCTAAATCACCCACAGGAATTGTTGCTGTATCCGCAAGAGCGCCAGTATCATCAGGAACAGCAACGGACTGGGCGATGTTGATGGTAAAGTTCATCGTTCCCTGAATAAGGACATTGCGGTCAATCACAATGTTCTCACTTGGAACTTGGACCTGAAAAACTAAGGAAGAAGTGGAGACGGAAGTTGCCTGAATTTGGGTCTGCGTGACTTGCGAACCTCCCGACATAACGGCATAATGTTCCTCGGCGGTGATATCTGCTATTCTGCTGTCTTTGATTAAACAGGTTTTAAAGTCGCTCATACTATATATATCTATACAGAATATAATTTTGCTTACTTACGCTAAATTATTTGGTCGTATTCGTTCCCTTCTTTGTAAATAGCACCTTAATCGTCGCCGTCGCTCCCGACCCTAAAAGGAAGGGGATGAGTTGCCCCGTCCTGTCCTTCCAAAACACGCTAATGTCTATGGACGAGAGGGGGTAATTTCCTCTTAAATCTATTAGGCGGTATTGCGCCGTTGGATTATACACTAAATTAGGCTTATATACCCCATCCCCTGCGACTAAATCCGTAATGATTTGCTGGAAATTGCTATTGTTGCCGTAGTTTGATAATACATTCCCCTCATTGTATAAGAGTGGCGCACTCAATTGATTGCTTACTATCGGCAAGGTATTACTTACGAATACCACACTGCTTACTGGCGACAATTGGGGCGTTGTGCTCCATTGCTGAACCACACTGATGTAGGTAATTCCCGCAAGAGCATAAGTGTTGAATTGGGCTTGGGGGACTACCTGTAGCACCCAATTACGACCCGTAGAACTATACCTCAATAACTTGGCGTTCAAACTGCTAAATAGATTGTAGAGGGGGGCATTGAAGTAGCAGAAGATGGGATTGGCGGGGGCGGTAAATCCCCCGTTTTGAAATTCACTGGAGAATATCACTCTCGCACACAAAGAGGAACTATCCCACGCCCACTGCGGAGCAACTGCTCCCGCGGGAAACAATGGATAGGATGGATTGAGTATTTGGAATGCCTCATACTTACTCTTAAAGGTCATAAATGCGTTGTAAAATTGGGTATTGAGTAATTCAATAAACCACTCATAGGAGTAGCAATTGTAATACCCAGTATTGTTAATCTGGAGAGCATTGGTGCTATTGGGATAGGAAAACCCTGTGGGTTGGATTGCGGTAGCGTCTTGGGAAGCCCATTCCACATAGGTCTGTCCCGATGGGTCAAAGTAATCCGCATAGGAGAACTGATATGAGTAAATGGTTTGATTTACATCTTGTGAAAAGGGAATTGGATTTCCAGAAGGGTCAAACTGAAATGGATTAGTAATAGGACTGGTGTCTATTTCAGGCACAAAAACGGGCAAGGTGGGCGTATCCAAAGTAAAACGGATAATACTAAAGTAATAATCTTCGGGACACTGGATAAAGGGCGTATTACGAATTTCATTGAAATACAAGGTGGGAGGGGGGGTAGAAGCACTTTGTAAATTGGTGATTTGAATATCGTAGTAAATCCTATCAGGGTCGCTTTGATTTTTGAGTGGGTTCAATTGGGACATCTTATATACTATACCTATTTTATTTCTTTTCCATTTAGCGTATTTCTTTTCTGTGCTAAATGTATAATGGTAGAAGCACAATTTAATCCAGAAGTTAGAGAACTCGTCCAACACCTTACTGCCCGAAATATCGCCAGTAGCGAACAACCTGATATGCTTCCATCCCGTTATGGAGGCAAAATTTACAGAGGAGAACCACTCGCAGGGAATAACCCTTACTATCCTCTATATCATCCCGATTTAGCAATGAATATTCATTCAGGAGGGGCTCGTTTGGGACATCCCATTGCTTCTCATAGAAGGGGAGGTGCTTTCAATATGGATAGTATTGGAAAGGCACTCAAAAAGGCAAGTGAGGACACCCACTTACTGGAATTAGGAGCAAAACTCGCCAAATCAATGGCGACTGGAAAGGGCAGACCTCGCAAACATCCCCTTGTTGCCCGTAGAAGAGGAGCGGGTTTCAAAGAGGATATGTATTCCGCCCTCCATAATGTTAGCCACAACAAAGCAGTCCAAGATGCGGTGGGAGCAGTAATGAATACCGCTTTCAATGGAAAGGAAAGCACCAAACGCAAATCCAAAGAAGGGTCTGGTATTAACAACTTCCTTATGAAAGCACATTTAATCCCCGCCAAAGGACAGCAGAATATGATTAACAATGCGACCAGCGACATCACTGGGTTTTATAATGACCTTATGGGAAAAGGAAGACCCGTCCGTCGTAGAGTAGGTCGTCCTCGCAAGGTGGGCGGGAAAACCCCTCAATGGATGAAGAACACTTGGAAAGCCACAACCAACCTTGTAGATAAGACCATCGGGAAAACCGCCAAGGATAGACAAATCCAACAAGCCTTAGACACCGCAACCTATTTGGCGGACGCATACAACGATAACGATAATGTGTGGGACCAACTTCCCAGTGCGATGGACTATGTAGGCAAGGGACGCAAAAGACACCCTGTTGCCCGTGCTGTGAAAGCAAAGAAGGCAAGTGGAGGAGCACGAGGAACAAGAGCACAGATTGTAAAGAAAGTGATGGCGGAACACGGGCTTTCCCTCCCGCAAGCATCTTCCTTTGTGAAACAGCACGGATTATATTAAACCCTCGTAATATTATATTGTGTATAATATATAGATGCCTGTTGTGAAAACATACCAAAACAAAATTGACCCTAACTATTTTACTATCAAGCAATCACGCGCAAAAGTGTTTAGCAATATGAAAAAGGGTTTTATTACTGAGACCCCCACACAAGACCTTATCGCCAATGATAGTCCCAGTGCCGAATACGATGAAGATGTCTTTACTATCATAGACAATATCAATCAAATGATTGAAGAGGTAGGTATATTAATTGATTATTATAGCGGGAATGTATTAGTAGAGAAAACATCTATCTTTACAGAAATAACAAAACTCAACGCTTTGATTTCTCAATACAAAACCTTTTTCCAATTGACCTTTGTAAATGAAATCGGGTCTCTTTCTACCCAACAAATTAGTCAAGTCAAAGATGTAATAGACGAA